AGAAGCCGTGGAATATAATCATGCCGCATGGGTTGTGTCTGTAGATGGGAAAACTACGTTCAAATGGAAGGATGCCAAGCCATGAGCAAAGACAAACTCCGTGAACTGCTGAGTCAGTTGTGGCTTCAAGACATCTCAGCAGATGAAGCATTCGATGAACTGGAAGACTTGATAAACCACATCAAGCGGCTGGAGGAGGCAGGCAACGAACTCCGCGATTGTGCATCTCGTATCGGAACAGTTGCGGCTGGCGAAGCAAGTGTTATCAGACGCACGCAAGAAGCAATAGAAGAATGGAACAACAAAACAAAATGAACATATTCACCCCAACAAATCCACCACCTCAACACGACCCAGTCGACTTGATGAAGCAAGCCGACCATCTACTCAACAAGACCGAGCGCAAGCAAGGCTGGCCATACTATGATCTAAAGCATGCGATTCAGTTCGCGCAGATGGTCGTGAAGTTGAGTAAGATCCCTTCTAAGAAAGCTACGATCAACACACTCACGCTAAGACAACAGCCTCAGACCGTGCGTGCTCGCCTGTCACAGGGCAAAGCATTCCTCGTAGACAAAGGCGCAGGGATTCTTCGCGGCCAAATCCACGAAGACGATATCCCTCTCGTGTCTGAGCTCTCCGAGAAAGTCCAGATCTCGGTGCGCAAAGTCAACCTCATCATCGAACTCGTTGAGCCTGTGGATAATATCCTCGACGCAATGACTCCGCTGATGGGCGGCAGCGACGAAGATCCCTTTACATTCAACGAAGAGATCTTCCGCGATCAGATCGCAGAGTTCATGAACAGCGGAGAGATCGGATCGCAGGCAAGCTGGCAAAACTACACCAGCAGCGCAGAGAAATATGCCAGACAGCTTGCGCTACAAGACAACACTATCCTGATCGAGACAACGCCCACCGAACTCATCGTGATGAAGATGAGCGAGGAGATGTTGAAAGGGCTAGAGTAAACCATCAAACAACACAGTGCAAATCTTCCTACCCTACGCAGACATCGAACAGTCTGCCCGCGTGCTAGATACACAGCGGCTTATGAAACAAAGGGTCGAGAGCTATCAAATTCTCAACACCCTACAAGGCAAGTCAACTGGCTGGCGCAGTCATCCCGCCGTGCGCATGGTCAAAGACTATCAAGCGTGGTTGTGTCTTTACTCTATCAAGATCTGTCAAGAAGCACGCCGCCGTGGTTATCAAGACAGCCTACTCCCGCATTTCGAGAAAGAGATTCTCACATATCCCTATATCATCCAGCCCCATTGGCTCGGCTCTTATCTACATAAGACACATCAGAGTAATCTCATTCGGAAGAAACCTGAATTCTATGGTCCAAAGTTTCCAAACATCCCCGACAACCTACCATACTTCTGGCCGCCTCTATGAAACCTTTTATGCTAGGTCTAACATTACTCGCGACAGAAACAACAATCATCGCACTGCAGCAAGACTTTGACGCGAAGCTTAGGGCAATCAGTCAGATCGAAAGCAATGACAACGACAAAGCAAAAGGACGACACGGTGAACTCTCCCGATATCAAATCAAACGCAGCGTCTGGCGCCAGCATTTCCCTTCTGAAAAAGATAAGAGACATATTCCAACCGAAGCGCGGCGCTGCGCTAAGGCGCATCTATGCTGGCTTGAACTCAGGCTCTGTCTCGCCCAGCACGTCAAAAATCCACAACCAAGGGATGTTTACGCCGCATGGAATATCGGACTTGAAGCTTTCTCCCGGCGAGATTATGACTTTGATAGACTCCCCGCTAACATCAGAAAAAGATCGGAACGCTTTAATAACCTTTATGAAGAATACAGAAACAGTCAATGATATGAATGCCACATCAAACAACGAAGGAATCACATACGCCACCGCAACGGACTCCGAAATGCCGCCGCCAAAAGAGCATTACTTCTACGCCTATAAGCATAAGCTCAACGGCCTATGGTTTACGACCACACTATATCCCACGCCTCAAGAAGCCGAGGCCTCTTTGATTGACAAGAATCCAGCGCGCAAGAAACTCTGCTGTATTGTTCTATGATATGAGTAATTCAAATCTAAACGAACTCGATCTCTTACTGGGCCTACCTAAACCCGTCGAAGAGATGACAGACAAAGAGCTTGAGAAGTTCCTGCTCAAACACTTCCCTCACACGCGCCCAACCGGCACTGATCTTTCAAGCCTACTCAATGATCCTCTCCTCAAAGGCATAGACGTTCAAGCCATCATCAATCAGACTCAGAACTTTAAGTTTAAGAAGTGAAAACTGTTAAGAAAAAACGACCCGGTAATAATGCATGCAAGCCAGTCATATGTCTTGAGACTGGAAAAGAATATGCTTCCGCTAAGGCAGCAGCTATAGCTCTCAAGGTAAATCCAGCCGCCGTCTGTCATCAGATGTATCGCGGCCAGAAATGCCGGGGCTTTACGTTCGCGTATAAAAAATAACTTTAAGCTACTCGGTGCGTTATGCAAGCTGTTCTTGCAGCAGGTTATGGTTTTCCCTGTGGACGGCGCGCCGAGTAGCTTTTCTTTATCTATAAAACAATGCATAACTTAGCTACATTATTCCGGGCGGCCCAACTTACCGCGCATGAGAAACACAATACCGTTCAAGGCCCGACGTTCTTCGAGGATCACGAGTATCTTGGAGAACTCTATGGCACCTACGAAGAAGCTTATGACTCTGTCATCGAGCGCATGATCGGACTGGGCGAGAAGTGTGATATCTCAGGCGGAAATATACAAGCCGCCGATCTGGCCAAATGGTTCTGTGATCTGGAACCTATTGACAAGTGGCCCAACATCTTCCTTGAGATCGAGACCCGCGTGCAAAAAGAAGTCGACTCTTGTTGCAAAGGATCTTCAAGTGGCACGCTGAACTTCCTCCAAGGCCTGGCCGACGAGAGCGAGCAGCGCGTATATAAACTCAAGCAAAGGGCTAAGTGTGACTGTGAGTCGCCCGCCTCGAACAGCAGGATGAGCTAACAGTTTGGCTTGGGGTTAGCCTAAAAAGCCCTTCTCTTTTCCTCAATTAAACATCCCACAAAATGCAACTATCCTACAAAGACCTCCCTCATGAAGGCATTCCCGCCGTCATCCCAATCAACGCATCTGGCTTAAAGATCTCAGCGTGTCCGCGCCGCTGGTTTCTTACAGTCTTCCTTGGCCTCAAACCTAAAGAAGACATTACAGCCTTGACCGTCGGCAAGATCATCCACAAGTTCGCAGAGAACATTGCCTTCGATCGGAGCGGAGAGAAGTGGCAAGACGCCTGTCTCGAAGCGTTCAAAGCGGCGAAGGAAAAGAACCTGCCGAACAAAGATCAAGATCAGATCAAGAAAGCCCTCACGGCCGCACCTCTTCAACAACTCCCGACGCCTTTGAAATTCGGCGACAATCGCGGTGCTGAGTTTCACTTCAACTTTCCTATCGTAGAGCATCCCGCGTTTGCCTATGTCGGAACGGTTGACCTTCTCAGCATAACCCCAGCGGGAATTCTACAGATCACAGACTATAAGACAACGCGCAAGTACGCATTCAAAGACGCGGTCGCGGGCTACGAAGGCGACACGCAGTTCTCTTTCTATTACTATATCTTCCAGCGTTTTGCTTATGAGATATTCAAAGACGATATCAACTACGCCAACGCTGCATGGTATCGCCGCATGGTGATTCGCACGCTCGTCGTACAGATCTCTCTGCCAGCTCCAGCGTGGCGCACCGGCCCCGATTGGAGTTTCTCCGCCGAGCAGCTTGAAGAGTTCGGTGGCGAGTTAAAACAAAGAATCGAGCTTTTCTCTAAGCATATCAACCAAGCTATGGCCCACGATAAGCTTCCGCCTCCTAGTGGCAAGCTCACTAACTCTTGCCCTTCTTGTCCGTTCAAACGTCTCTGCTTTGCAGACAACTCCACGCAGGTCGAACTCTTCCTCTCTGAGTGCGACATCGTGAAGTATGAACCACTTTCTTGGTAATGTAGCCAAGCTTAAATAAAATGGAAACACAACAAACATCCCCACAAACAAAACCTCAATGGCCCAAGACTCTGATCGCTCTCGTCGGTCCGAGCGGCGCCGGTAAGTCTACATCATTCCGCAACGTAGATCCCGCGCGCACAGTCATCTTCGATGCCGAGCGAAAAGGTATGCCCTTTCGTGTGCGCGACGACAAGCTCGTCGTTCCGATCGACAGCTATGATAAGCTCACGGTCGAGCTGAACAAGCTAAAGAAAGACACCACGAAAGATCTCGTCGTGATCGACTCTATCACCGCCGCCATCGACCAGCTTCAGGTCAAGTGCGAAATGATTTATAAGGGCTTTGACATCTGGAAGAACTACAACGACGGCATTCAAGCGTTGTGTACTAACCTCAAGTCGCTGGATAAAACCGTGATCATCACTGGGTTAGAGGAAATTGTCCCAATCCAAGGCCTCGACGGCAGCATGACAACCCGCCGCCGTCTCTACGTGCAAGGTAAAGAGTGGGCAAACAAAGGCATCGAGTCAGAGTGTCTCGCCGTGTGGTCTGTCTATGCTAAGAAAGAAAAAGGCAGCGACACAATCCAATACTTCTTCGCCACGCAGACCGACGGCGTGACCACCGCGAAGACTCCTATCTTCTGGGGCTTGCCTAATCCCATGGAGAATTGTGTAGTCAAGGCGTTAAACAAAATTGCAGTAGAACTTCTGAAGCCCTAAAATTATGAGCGAACAAACTGAATCCATCAGCAAACTATATCCCGAACAACAAGCCGAGATCCGAGTGATTCTTAAAGTCAAACAGAACTCTGACGGCTGTGTTACTGGTTGTGTCTCTAGCTTCGACATCAACAACTATGAAGGTCTTATTCCGAACGCTACTCAACTCCTTAGAGAGTATGACTTTCAGTATGCTACGGATAAGATGATCGAAGTAACGATTGACAATATTCTCAAAAACAGAGCTTAAGAATTTGGCCCACAGAAAGCTCCTCCCCATTTGTCGGTGTTAGATTAACAACAATAAACTAAAACTAAAATGAAAAAAGGTACTGAAGTCAAGATCGGATTCATCCCCGCCAACGTGTACAAGGTTCTTGTCCACCGCACCGAGACCCGCCAGAGCGGTAAGGGATTCAAAATGGTTGTCTGTGAGTGCGAGATCGTTGCGCCCGAGACTGCTATCGCCAATGGTACAACCTATAAGACCCTCGGTTCGAAGGGCAATATGTACATCATGCTAGAGAACAAGAACGGCGTGGACTCTGCGCTTGAGCTTCTTGCCGCGCCGCTGCAGGTTGTCGGTCTGTATGACAATCTCCCCGAAGATTACAATGACGTAGATGTGGCTGAGGTTCTGTCTTCGCTGCAAGGTCACGCCTTCAATATGCTCGTTCAGTCTCAGCCCGAGTATGTCAGCGACGATCCTTCCAACAGCCGCGATCTCAAGTTCGCCAAGCGCGACGAAAACGGTGAGGCTATCATCAAGCGATACAACACTCAGTTTGATTTCTCGCAGGTCAAAGGCGTTGCCTCTCTCCTGTCTGCATTTTAAGTCTATCAGATAGAATGGTTACTATCGAGTAGACATGCGCCTCTTAGAGAGACTGCGAGACTTTCTAAGAGGTTTGATTTTGTGGTAAGGAATAGAGCGCAAAGAGAACCTGCGACTTGGGATTTGTGAACTCCCTTCATTGAACACCTTACCACTACGTTAGACATATCGCACCGCTGGCAGACCGGATAAAGTCTGCCTTTTATTTTCTCTTAAATTAACCACCTAATGATAGCCCTCGTACTCCATGGACCTTCGCGATTTGATAAAGAAAACAACGGCATCCTTCTCGGACCCGCCGGAGATTTTGTTCGTGCTGTGTTGGCTCATCATAATCTTGACTTGGATAATCCATCTGCTATTTTTGTAACCTTTGCAGACGACTTCTTCAAAGGCGCAAACAAACCAAGCGGCATCACAAAGATCATATTCGCCGGAGCTAAAAGCCTTGATTATCTACCAGCAGCTAAAGGAAAAACCCTAGACGCCTTTCGCGGCGTCGTCTATCTCTCTCCAAATAAAACCCAATACATCGTTACTTACTGGCCTCAAGACTGCGTCGACGCATGGGGCATGGAAGACGCTTTGGAGGGAGACAATGACGGCGAAGATATCCTAGATAAAGACGACGGCAAGAGTACATCCCCGACGAAGCGCAGTAACTATAGTTTTTGGTTCGCACAAGACATCAAGAAACTACTAACATATGACCCCCAAAAAGTTCAACCTGAACCACAAACCGTCATCTGTCAAAGAGCAGCCGAATGCACAAGTGTCTTCGACTACGACGGCCCTATTTTCTTCGACATTGAGACTCACCCCAAGACGAACACCCTTACGTGTCTCGCCATCGCATGCGGAGATAGCCCTGTTTATTCTGTTCCCGTCTATGATTGGGGCGGCAATCTTAATGTGGGTGTGGTTTTCTTTTCGCGCTTCATAAGAGAGCTAAAGAAAAGAAGAGTCGTCATACATAACGCCCTCTTTGACCTATGCTTCCTCGCCGCCTTCTACAAGATCCCATTCGGCCATGATATCTATGACACCATGGTCGCGGGCCATCGAATCTTTCCAGAAGCTGAGAAGTCTCTGGCCCATCAAGCAACGCTTTTTTCTAACAGACCCTTCCATAAAGATGAAGCAGGGAACTTTGATCCTCGCAATCGAGCACAATTTGAGCAGCTCCGCGCTTACAACCTTAAAGACGTTATTGTCCTCAGAGAGATTTACTATGGTCAGATTGACCTCATCTCAAGGGACCGTGGACTTCAAGACTCTGTCGATCAAGCTAGTCGATCCCTCGCAGACTACGCCTTCATGTCTCTCCACGGAATGCACTTCGATCCCGTCAAGCGGCAATACATTGTCAGAAAGTGTGAAGAAAGATATAAGCAACTCAATCGCATCTTAAAGATCCTCGTGGGTTTCGACCTTAATCCCGGCAGCCCGGATCAAGTCGTTCGTTACCTACATGAACAACTAAAATACAAACCAGAAAAGACAACAGACAAAGGCGCGCCGAGTGTCGCTGGGGATGCTCTCTATAAAATCAAACTCAAGCATCCGAAGAACGTCGCGATCGACGTAATCTTCGAGATGCGTCGTATGGTTAAGCTGAAAGGTATGTTAGGATTTCAACAGTGGATTTGGTAATATTAAATATGAAAAAAGATACAAAAGAAAAAGACCCACAAATCGCCGCATCCTTTATGCGCGCTGGGATTTATGACCCCTCAAAATTCGGTCACGTCGTCTCGATGCCTAAGCTTAACGGGCTAAGGTGCATGTACATTCCCGGCTCTGGCTTTTATTCACGCGATGGCAAAAGGTGGAATGATGCCGTTCTGCAAAGTATATTTCCGCCCACAACGGATTACATACTCGATGGCGAGTTGTATTGTCACGGGATGAGTCTGCAGAAGATCAACGCCGCTGTTGGGGTCAACAGAATCGAAGCGGGACCAGAATCAGAACGCATAAAGTTTTTTGCCTTTGATCTCGTAGAGCCTAAATACAACGCGCTCACGAGAATGCTCTTGCTTGAGAAGATCATCAATGACCATCGCGAAGAGATCGAAATGCTGACGATGATCGAGTGGGAGATCTGCAAAACGCGCATCGAACTCGACGCTTGCTATAAAGACTACGTTGATCAAAACTATGAAGGCCAAATGCTCAAGAGCGTCTTCGGTTCCTATATGCCACAGGGCACAAAGGAACGCTCGACGATGAATCTCCAGAAGCGCAAAGCATTTCTCGACGACGAGTTCCAGTGCATTGGGCGCGTCGTCTCTGACGAAGGCAAGTGCAAAGGTAAGCTGGGCGCGCTTGAGTTTATCACATCAAAGGGCGTGCGCTTCGAAGTCGGCACCGGATTCACCGACGAAGAGCGTGAGGAATACATTCAACTAAACTATGACTTCCGCCGCAAAGCAACCATCAAATATCTCAACCTCACAGACGACGGTCGCCCGTTCAATGCGTCGTTTGTCGGATGGCGTGATGATGTTTAACATATGCCCACTCCACACATCCATTGCCTCACCTCACTTAAGGTCGCCGGGACTGGAAGCTTCCGCTTAGCAAGCGGACAATTCCTCGGTGACTACGGAGCTAACCTGCAGAATCCAGACAAGGAAGCTCTTGATATTTACATAGCTCCTCCAAACCACACATTCGTGCAATGCGATCAAAGCGGCGCCGAGGCTCTTATTGTCGCCAACCTT